CAGTCCTTCTCCTTGGTGCCGGTGGCCGTGACCTCGCGACCAGCGCGCACGATCTCGAAGCACGCATCGAGCGCGCCGAACAGCGCGCTGTTGCCACGACCGCGATCCTTGTTGGTGTGGCCCGTGTGGTGCACGAGCTGCGTGTGGCAGCCGAGCCCCTCGGTCAGGTTCGAGAGGTTGTTGACGAACAGGTTCATGTCCTGGGTCGAGTTCTCGTTGCCACCTCCGAAGTTCCTGGCCTGGGTGTCAACCACGATCAGCGCGAGGTCGTCGCCGCACCGGGCCTTGATCTCGGCGAACCACTTGGCCACGTCCTCGGCATCGGTGAGCTTGCCCGGGCACACCGACCACAACAGCTTGTCCTTCAGCGACTCGACCTCGATGCCGAGGACCTTGCATTCTGCGCGCAGCCGGCGCGCGAGTCCGCTGCGTCCTTCACCAACCATGTAGACCACCTTGCCGTGTCGCTTGATCGAGTGATCGAAGAACGTGTCGAGCCCGGCAGCAACCCTGATCGCGAGCGACAGCGCGAGCGGCGTCTTGCCGCAGCCTGGATCACCGTAGAGCTGCGACACTCCGACGCGCGGCAGCAGGCCCTTGACCAGCCACTGCATGTCGCCGGCAGCGAAGATGAAGTCGACGGTGTCGATCAGGCGGCCACCAGTCTCTGGCAGCTCCGCCATCGCGAGCCGCGGCGGCGCAGTCGGCACCGGCAGCTCGTCGAACACGCTGCCGGGATCAACTGCGAGCGGCAGCTTGGAGCAGACTCTCGCGACGTCCTTGGCCACCCAGTCGCGGCGTGTGTATTTCAGTGGGTCTGCCGAATCGTGCACTCTGCCCTTGCCCCAGGCAGTTGAGAGCAGGTAGTCGACCGCGGCGTTGCCGTGGCCGCGTGCTCCTCGCACCGCGCAGATAACGAGCTGGTGGAACGCCTCGCTCGCCGACTTGCCGACGAACAGTTCCTGCCACTCGCCGCGTGAGAGAGTCGCGTCGCGCGAGTTGTTGCACACTGCCTTCTCGATGTCCACCAAGCTCGGCGCGTCGCCGCTGCCGACGGGCAGCTCGATCGTCGCGTCTCTGTTGCCACGCTTGAAGTTGAACTGGTCGAGCAGCCACACGAAGGGGCTGACCCTGGTCGCCTCGACGATGTGATCGGTGACGGCAGCGAGCTTCCACCAGGTGACGGTCACATACTCGGCGACGCCGAGCCCGAAGATCTGAATCTCTGGCGTCTTGGTCACGCCCTCGGGTGCCGGGTGCGGCACTCTGATCTTCGAGGACGCGAGGTCCTTCGGAATGTCGCGCTCGCGAACGAGCAGCCAGACGCGAACACCAGTCAGCGAGGGCGTGACCTCGGTGTAGCTGTTGAAGTGCTCGATGACCGCGATGACCCAGGGTTCGAGCACCCCGGTGACTGGATGCCTACACCCGTCACAGTCGAGAGCGATGTATCGGAAGATGTCGCGTGCGCTCCCGAGTTCGGATGCGATGACGACCTCGGTGCTCGTCATCACGTGGCCGATGCCACTCTTGCCGTCGCGAACGTGGAGCTTGACCTCGTCCCAGGTGCGACACTTGTTGAGGTTGGCGGTGCTCTGGTCTGGGACCTTGGTCGGTTTGCCGCCTTGGTTCGCGCTCAGGTGCCAGAGGCACCATGCGTCGTGCTCGCGCAGGATCTTGGGAACGTGCTCGCCTTGAAAGAGAGCCTTCGTGTAGTCTGGTTTCTCCATCGGGTGTCACCCACCCCAACGGCGTCGTCTGGCAAAGGGCTTGGCGGCGTCGTTTTTTCATGGGCTGGGGGTCTGCCGACGCTAGCGATCTGGGGTGGTCGTGTCCAGCACCTGTTGACACGGGTTCGGTAGACGCTAGTATGCATCGTCCCGATGGACCTATACCCCCACCAGCGTGCCGGCGTAGACTGGCTTCTAGCTCACCCCCGCGGCGGCCTGTTCGACGAGCAGGGCCTGGGCAAGACCGCGTGCGCCATCGTCGCCGCGAAGGAGTCCGTTCGCAAGCTCTACGGTGGCCGCGGCTGCCACCTCGTTGTGGTCCCGACCAGCGTGCTCCACAACTGGAAGCGTGAGATCGGCATGTGGGCCCCTGGATCTAGTGTCCAGCTGATCGACACCGGGAAGGTCGTGCTCAACGCGCGCACCGAGTTCGTGATCGTCACGCACGGGTTGCTGCTCAATGCGAAGATCCAGGCGCAGCTCAGTGCACTCCGGTGGGACTCGCTGATCGTCGATGAGGCTCAGTTCTTCAAGAGCAAGAAGGCCAAGAGGGTCGACGTTCTCTACGGGCTGAAGCGCGGGACCACTGGTCTGGTCGAGTGCGCCGACCGCGTGTGGCTGCTCACCGGGACGCCGATGCCGAACGATCCGACCGAGCTGTGGACGCACCTCACCGGCATCGCACCCGAGCGCATCGCCAAGGAGTTCGATGCGACGATCGAGCTGGAGCCGCAGCCGATGCGCTTCATCGAGTTCCGCCGGCAATACTGCAAGCTGAAGCCGAGCGACTACGGCGACGGATGGAAGGTGGTCGGCTCGCGCAACACCAGGGAGCTGCGCGAGCGGCTCAAGGGGTTCTCGCTGCGTCGCACGGTGAAGGGCACGCTCGACCTGCCGCCGATCCGGTTCGGCACGATCACGCTGACTCCCGAGAGCCTGCCGAAGGAGCTGGTCGCCCTGGAGAAGAAGCTCGGCCTCAGCAGGCTGAGCCCGCAGCAGGCGATCGCGAAGCTGCGCGACGAGGTCGAGTTCAGCACGTGGCGTCGGCTCTGCGGCATGGCCAAGGCCGAGGCCGCCGGTGAGTATCTCACCGAGTGGCTGGCGGACAACCCTGGGCAGAAGGCTGTCGTGTTCGCGCATCACAAGGACGTGATCGGTCACCTCGAACAGACCCTCATCGAGTCCGACCCCGTGTGCATCACCGGGGCGACGCCGGCCGCGCTGCGCACTACCCTGGTCAACGACTTCCAGGCGCAGCCGCAGACGCGCGTCGCCCTCTGCAACATCGTCGCTGGTGGCATCGGCATCACGCTGACTGCCGCGAGCAACGTCTTCTTCGTCGAGCAGTCGTTCGTCCCGGGCGACAACGCCCAGGCCGCGGCGCGCTGCCATCGCATCGGGCAGGACACATCTGTCCTGGTCCGCACCTTCTCCCTCGCCGGCAGCGTCGATGAGCTGCTGGTCGAGATCCTTCAACGCAAGACCGAGATGATCAGGAGCATCGTCAAGTGACCAAGACCAGAGGCATCTACGAAGAGCGACGCGCTCTCCGCCAACGCATCGCCGAGTGGCACACCACAAACGACGCCTCGGTCAGCGAGACCGCGGCACACTTCAACGTCAGCGAGTTCCTCGTGCGCAAGTCGCTCGACGAAGCTCTGCTGCAACACCAGCCAGGACCGAGACAATGAGAACACCAAGAGACGCAGCCCTCTCGCTACTCAAGCACATCAAAAACCACCCCGATATGCTCAGCGTCCTCATGGGCGACATCGAAGGCGTGCGACTCATCGACGAGTTGTGGGTCGCGATAGGTGGCCGCCCTGCTACCTGCTCCCGTGACGCCCGCATCGAGGCCAGGGTGGCGGAAGTGCAGCAGGCGGAGAAAGCCAGCGCAGAGGAGATGGGGCAATGATCCGCCGACTCGTTCACTACTTCAGACTCGCGCGCCGCATCTGGCGCGATGTCATCTCCGCGTTCCGCCGGTGCCCGCACGGGGGACACTACGAGCCCCGTGACGCCATGATCGAGAACATCGCAGGGCAACGCGACAAGCTCTGGGAGAAGGTCTACTCGCCGGCAGTGACGCGCTGGAGCTTCGAGCTGCTCGACATGGGCCGGCAGCTGAAGCCCTGCGGCAAGGACGGGAAGGACGCGTTCGAGGTCCTCTCGATGTCGATGCGGGCGCGACCGTTCTCGGTGCCGAGCGCCCTGTGCACCCCGTGCGGCGACACGCTCGCCGTCGACAAGCACCTCGACGCAGTGATGATGCTGATGGAGAAGCGCGAGACTGTCGACGACCTGCGCACCCGCGCGATCGAGGACATGGGGCAGGCGCTCGGCGTCGCCCTGGCCAAGCGTCTCGCGCCAGGGCCACGATCATGATCGAGATTCACATGATGTGCATGGACGAGGCCGGGCTCAACGAGGACTGGAGCGGCCTCGGCGCGGAAGCAGTCGAGACCATCGCGTTCCTGAAGAAGCTCGAAGAGGGCCCTAACTACCTCGTCCTGACGTTGCCGGCGGTGCCGCGCGTCGGCGACACGATCGTGGTGGATGACGTCAAACTGCTCGTCCGTGCGGTCGAGTTCAGCGCCAGCAAGGAAGGTCACCCAGGGAAGACGATCGTCGACTACGTGTTCGGTGACTAGTAGACACGAGTTGTCACATCCTTGTTACAACTTGGTTGTAGACATTGGTTGACATTGTGATACAATGGAGGATCGCGCGAGCGGACTCGCTGCTCGCGGATCTTTGACAACTGGAGTTCACATGAAGACGCTACCGACTGCGGTCGCTTCCATCCCCGAGGTGCCGAAGAACGGCAACTACATCCTGCTCGGCCACAACCGCTGGGCACATGCTGAGTCGTTCGCCGAAGCCTGGGGGCTCTGGAGTGAGGCCGTGAAGTGCGCCGACGACACTGACGAGACCATCCTGGATGACATCGTCGTGCTCGATGTCTCGGACGACTTCCGCATTGGCCACGTCTGGGGCGACGTCTCGGCGACGAAGGTCGACGAGCTGCTGCGCCGCGGCGAGGACTGGGCAGAGTAGTCCGGTTCGCTCACCCCTTCGGGGGTGGGCGATTCTTTTTTGGAAATCCAGTAGACACCAGTTGACGACAGCCGATGGATGTGCATGATCTCCAGCTCACCAAGGAACCCAATGACCACCGACATCAAACCCCGCACCTTCCCCATGCCCGCCGTCCCGATGAGCGAAGCGTCGTGCGTCGCCTGCGGCGAAGCCCTGACCCTGACCGAAGAAGCCTGTGGCGACGGCCAGTGCATCCGCTGCTTCGAGGAGAACTAGAACCATGATCTTCTACGCAATGCTCGCGACGTCCCTGAAGACGAACGAGTGCAACCAGTTCTTCGTCCGTCGCGACGAAGCCATCGCCCTCGGTCGTCGCGTCGGCGACCTCGTCGGCATGACCGACGTGCGCGTCGTCAAGCTCGACCCGAAGGGTCATCACCAGTTGTGCGAGCTGCTCAACATCGCGAGCGGCTGCGTCCCGATGCACGTCGATGCCGAGACGGTGTGGCGTGCGAAGCCCAAGTCCAACGACTCCGAGGAGCTGTTCCAGTGACCAACGCAGACATCATCAGTAAGGTCCGCAAGCTGCTGACCACCAGCGCCGACTCTGGCGCAACGCCCGCGGAAGCGCAGACCGCACTCACGATCGCGCAGCGGCTAATGGCCGCGCACCGGGTGACCGAGCGCGACGTCGCGGCGTTCGCCAAGGACGAGGCCCGGGCCGCCGGCAGGGTCGACGCCGACGACATGGTCACCGAGACGATCGTTGACCGGAAGATCCGGCAGGATGGCTGGGTCGGGATGGCGTGCGCCGCTGCGTGCGGCTGCGGCATCTACCACAGCTGGCGCAGCTTCACCAACGCGAAGGGCCTGCTCACCAGCAAGAAGGTCCTGGTCGCCTACGGCCTGCCGACCGACGTCGCCGTGTGCAAGGAGCTGTTCGTCTGGGCCGCGGCGAAGATGCGCGCCGACCGCAAGACCTACTGCCGCGAGCGCGGCGTGCCCCAGAGCACCCTCACCGGGCGATCGTTCGCCGACGGGTGGTCGCACGCGCTGCTCAAGCGAGCGCAGAAGGAGAAGGCCGACCGGCTGCGCAGCGAGGAGACCATCGAGGTCGAGCGGCCCTCCGGCCCGATGGCGTTGATCGTCCTCGGCGAGTCCGAGGTGCACCACGAGCGCGCCCTCTCGGTGAAGTCCAAGAAGCTCGGCCTGGGCAAGGGTCGCGCGACGCGCTGCTCGCGCAACCAGTCTGCCTACGGCACCGGTGGCTCGCGCGGCGGCAGCGTCAGCCTCGGAAGGAACTCGGTCCGATGAACGACTGTCCACTCTACCGGGCCGAGAACATCGCGTGGCCGCAGTGCCACGTGTTCGGCGAGCTGGTCCCCAACCCGCAGCTCTGGGTTGACCACGTCACGCACGACTACACGTTCTCGTCGCTGCGCGCCCGGTGCAAGCTGCCGAACATCTACATCACCGTGACCAGGGGCGCACCGCAGATGACCTCGTGCGCGCTCGCACGCGTCGCTGAGGGGCACATCGACCTGCCCCCTGGCCCGGTGAGCCAGGGGCTGCTGCTGCACGAGGTGGCCCATCTCTGCGCGCCTGCTGGGGCGCACCACGATCGACGATACTGTGCTACCTACCTGACCCTCGTGCGCCAGTGGTTCGGCGAGCTGGCCGCGGTCGCACTGCGGCGCGCGATGCGCGACCAGGGGATTCTCTAGTGGACTGCATCAACAAGATCCTCCGGGTCCTGGTGGCCGCAGGGTGGCGCGTGGTGCCCACCCGCCGCGGCCACATCAAGTGCTACCCCCCGGGCGGCGGCCCCCTGGTGCTGCTGCCAGGGACCCCCAGCGACCATCGCGCGGTGAAGAACGCGGTGGCCCGGTTGGTCCGATCAGGAAAAGTTCAGAAATCCAGCTTCAGCTAGTTGACACCAGTAGACGAAAGCCCTTTCATGGTCCGCATGGCAACCAACGAAACCTTCCCGTCCTTCACCGTCACCGCGCGCGGCCAGGACATCACCTTCACCTCCAAGTTCGAGACCCTAGCTGTGGCGTGGCACGCGCTGAAGGACCAGCAGGTCGCGATCGTCAAGTCCGGCGGCAAGGGCAGCGAGTTCGCCGGGGACCTGCTGGTCGCCGCGAAGGATCGCAAGCTCTCGCCGAAGCAGGCCGCCTGGATCCACAAGCTGGCGACCGACGGCAGCAAGCCCGCCGCGCCGAAGCAGGACCACAGCCTGTCCGACGTCAACCTCGCGCCGATCGTCGAGCTGCTGACCCGGGCTGCCGGGGCGCAGAAGCGCAACCCGAAGATCGTCGTCGTCTCGCACGGCGTCAAGGTCGCGCTGACCCTCGCCGGGTCGAAGGCCCGCAACCCCGGCTCGGTCAACGTGACCGACGGCAAGCCCTACGGCGAGAACAAGTGGTTCGGCTACATCACCCCGAACGGCAGCTTCACCGCCGCCCGCGCCTGCACCGTCGAGGTGCTCGCCGCGCTGCGCGAGCTGGCCGCCGACCCGCAGAAGGTCGCGTCGCAGCACGGCGTCGCCACCGGCGTCTGCTGCTTCTGCAACCGCGACCTCTCGACCAAGGAGTCGCGCTCGGTCGGCTACGGTCCGATCTGCGCCGGCAAGTTCGGCCTCCCCTGGGGGGACATCGACCCCGAGGTCGAGGCCGCGGGCAAGGTCGAGCAGGCGCACGCGTCGGTCGATGTTGGTGGCCACCTCATCGACACGGTCAAGCTGCGCGAGCGGCTGCACGCTGAGTCGAGCGGCAACGGCCACGACTTCGGCATCCTCGAATGCGTGCTGGGGAGCTACCCCGTTGCCTTGCGCGAGTCCGTGCTCGCCGCCATCGTCGGGCTCGATGACCTGGAGATCTACGAGACCGAGCTGGTCAACGGCGACCCCAACAACGCCTGCACGCAGTATGTGATCAAGAGCGTGCGCGCCGAGCGCGACGCCGCCGACGGGATCGACACCGCGCCCGTCAAGCCGACGACGTGCGGCATCCACGGGACCCCGGTGGTGGACAAGCGGTGCGTCGACTGCGACCGTGCGCGGCAGCAGAACTCAGGCCACGCGCAGTGGCGCCGCGACAACCCGGGCCGCGTCCACCATGACTAACGCCCAACGCATCGCGGCCCTCCGGGGCCGCAACTTCGGCGTGCTCGCGTGCGCCGTTCGTGACTACCTCAACGAAGTGGAACCCATCATGACTCAACGAAAGCCGTTCCCCCTGCGACCAGATCCCGCGGTGCTCTTCGACACCATCGATGCAATCACCGAGGGGCTGGACCCCGAGCTGCGCCGCCTGATCAAGGGCCCGCGTGTCAAGCTCGCACACCTGAAGCCGATCAACGTCCCGAAGGGGAAGGTCAAGGTCCTTGTGCCCAAGGGCATCAACGTCATCAACGCCGCGGGCAACGAGGACCTGTTCGTAGTCTGCCAGATGCTCCCGCTCCGCCGCCGCACCACAATCAAGGGGTGCTGGTGGATTCTCAAAGCGTTCGCCGCGGCCATGCCTGAGCCCAAGTCTGGCTGGGCGGCGATCCCCTTGCGCGAGGTGAAACTCGTTCACGCTACCCGTTGACACCCGTCTACCAACCTCTACAACCTGACTCTCCAATGACCATCCCACAGATCACAGTCTCGTTCACCGCCCCCGCAGACGTCGCCGCCAAGGCGCTTGTCCTTCTCGCCGGGCTCACGCCCGCGAGCCTCACGACAGAGCCCGCCGCGCCGCCTGCCGCGCCCGCCGCCGCCAAGCCGCCGGCACGCCGCGCCACCAAGAAGGCGGCCACGTAGGCAGCGGCCACGCCCGTCGAGGACTTCCTCGACGACGCCACCGAGACCGAGGCCGAGGCCACGATGGACGACCTGCGCACCGGACTGCGCGAGACCCTCGACGCCGTCGGCGACACCCCGACCCGGAAGATCTTCAAGAAGTTCAAGATCGCCAAGCTCTCCGACCTGCCCGAGGCGAGCTACCCCAAGTTCCTGGCCGCACTCGCGAAGGCGCGGGAAGTCGCGTCGTGAGCAACACTCTCGACCTCACTACGCCCGGCGACGAAACGGTCTTGGTCAACTGGGACAACGCCCTCAAGGCGGAGAAGATCGACGACGGCACACGTATCCACTTCGCCGAGGAGATCATCGACGTCACCGAGTCCCTCGATGTGGTTCGCGATATGGCACGCCAACGGGAGATCGAAGAAGGCAGCGGCAGCACGATTCCCGAACTCCTCGGCAGCCTCTGCAATGAGCTGCGCAGCATCGTGATGCAGATGCCAGCCAGGGAACTCTGATGAGCGAAGGCCACGCAAAACTGGCGCCGAGCGCGGCGCACCGCTGGATGCAGTGCCCTGGGTCCGTCGCGCTTTGCGCGGCGGCTCCAGACCGCGACAGCGTCCATGCCCGGGAGGGCACGTTCGCGCACGCGATCGCAGCGAACATCCTGCTGCAAGACATCGACCACGCGACCGAGTGCATCGGTGAAACCGACGGCGAGTTCACGGTCGACGCAGACATGGCCAAGCACATCCAGACCTACGTGTCCGCGGTGCGCACGATGCACATGCTCTCCATCGACGGCGAACTCCAGGTCGAGCAGCGCGTGATCCTCACGCCCGAACTCTGGGGCACGAGCGACGCGCTCATCTGGTCGCCGGGCGTGCTCGACGTCATCGACCTGAAGTTCGGCCAGGGCATCCTCGTGATGCCCGAGGACAACGAGCAGGAGGAGATCTACGGGCTCGCCGCGCTGAACACGTTCCCTGAGAAGGTAGCGGAGTATGGCGTCAAGACCGTCAACCTGCACATCAACCAGCCGCGCCGCCTCGACAGCGATGGCGAAGCGCATCGGACCCACCCGGTCACGGTGGAGTTCCTCGACAACTGGTGGGAGAACGAGGTCCGCCCCGTGATCAACGAGATCGACGGTGGCGACCCGCACTTCCACCCAGGCGACCACTGCCAGTTCTGCGACGGCAAGGCAACCTGCCCCGAGCTGAGCAAGGTCGCGCTCGCGTCAGCGAACGACGTCTTCACCGAGGTGAACCCGACGAAGGAGCTGATCGTGCCGCCGGTGCCGAAGGGCCTCACGCCCAAGCAGCTCGCGTTCGCGATCGCGAACGCCGAGATCGTCGAGCTGTGGCTGAAGGCTGTCCGCGACAGCGCGTTCGACCGCGCCCGTGCCGGCGAGAAGATCCCCGGGCACAAGCTCGTCGCCAAGATCGGCAACCGTCGCTGGAAGGACCCGGCCCTGGTCGAGAAGATCCTCGCGAACCACGGGCTCGACCCGTTCGAGAAGAAGCTGCTCTCGCCCGCGAAGGTCGAGAAGGCTTTCGGCAAGGGCGGCAAGGCCACGGTCAACCCGTTGACCGAGCGCCCGGTGACTGGCCACGCGCTCGTGCGCGACGCCGACAAACGCCCGGCGATTGCCGGCGGGGAGATCTTCGATGTCCTCCCGTCGTAGCGCAGACAGCGAGGACGCGCGCTTCGAGATCGCCTGGGCGATCGCATCGCGTGACCTCAAGCTGTGCCGCATCTGCCGCGCGAAGGGCATGACCGACGACAACTACTGCTACGGGTGCAAGTCCTTCGTCTGCGACGACTGCTCCCTCAACCCGACACCCAGTCCTGGTCACGAGCCGGTTGCACACACCCTGCTTGACGAGGACGAAGACGATCTGTAGACACGTGTTTCCTGACCCGGCTTGGGGTGCTCTTTCCCTCCATCTTCTGACCGACACCAAGCCCTAGCGGCAAACCCGAGCCGGGTCTTCAACCCTGAACCCTGAACCCTGAACCCTCAGAATCATGAGCAACGTAAAGCTGACCGCGAGTCACATCATCACGCCGGAGTGCCGGCTCTCCTTCCCCGTGCTCTTCGAGCCCAAGCCCTACTTCGACAAGGGCGACGAGTTCCAGTGCACTCTGCTGTTCCCGCCGGACACCGACTTCGCCCCGTTCGTTGCTGCCATGAAGGCGGCGATGATCGAGAAGTGGGAGAAGGTGATCAAGGTCAAGAACCCGATCAAGGACGCCGACGAGAAGGACTTCGCCGGCTACGACGAGGACTGGCACTTCCTCGCGATGCACGGGACCACGCGCCCCGCGGTGGTCGACCAGACCAAGACCCCGGTCACCGATCCTGATCGGTGCTACCCAGGGCTGTGGGTGCGCGCACACATCAACGCGTTCGCGTGGTTCTACCCGAAGACCAAGACCAAGGGCGTGAGCTTCGGCCTCAACGCGATCCAGATCGTGCGCGAGGGCGAGCGCCTCGACGGACGCGTCGTCACCGGTGAGGTCTTCGACCCGCTGGAGATGGACGTCGCCGACCTCGACGCCGACGCCGAAGTCGACGAAGACCCCAACGCGATGTTCGAGTAGTGGCTGGGACACGCGACAGGAATCCCTTCGACGAAGAGGAAGAGCAGCCGGGGCCGGAGGACGTGATGGACGCGTTCGTCACCGCGGTGCACACCAACTTCGCCGAGTTCGCATCCGCGTTGTCGAACGCGGAGTTGCGCGGTCGCGTGCTCACCGTGCGCTGCATCAACAAGGAAAGTCTCGACCGCAAGTGGTGCGTCATGTTGGCCACCAACGCGGTCGCGACGAGACTGCTGGAAGCTGCCGAGGAAGACCCGGACGCCCCAGGCTCCTCACTCATCACCCTGAACTAGAGAGAACCATGAACCCCGAAGAAACTGTGCCGGGCCCACTGCCCGAGAACCCCAAGACCCACGACCCGCTCGTTGTGACGAAGCCCGACCCCACGACCGAGCCCACCCTGCTGGAGCAGCGGGACGTCCTCGACGAGAAGGAGAAGACCGAGGTGCCTCCGCCGCAGACGTTGCAGCAGACCGAGCGCGCTGACCTCAGCCTCGACCTCCTCGGCGCGCTCAAGGGGAAGGTGGAGAAGGCACTCGGCAAACTGCCCAAGGGTGTGAAGGTGCTCGACCCGAACATCTACACTGCGCTCGGGAGCGCGGAGAAGATCGGCGTGCTCGCCGGACCTCCGGGCGACGGTGGAGCACCGCACGAATACGCGGCTCGCTTCGGTGACCCGGTGCAGCAGCACCTCATCAAGTTCCAGCACGGGCTCCCCACCGACCCCACGATCGGGACCAACGGTCTGACGATGGAGGTGCTGCTCGCGATCTGTGCCGACAGGCTGAGCGGGTTCCAGGCTGGGAAGTTCGCGTGCAAGCATAACCAGCGCGCACTCGACTCGGTCAAGCTGGCGCTGGTCTACCTGCACCAGCGGACCAAGGACCGGCTCGACCGCAACGTCGAGTCCACCTACGAGACGTAGCGTGTCCATTCTTGGGATCGACTTCGAGACCTACAGTGCGATGGACGTCACCCAGTGCGGGTCCGACGCCTACGCATCGCACGAGACGACGGGCATCCACTGCGCGGTGCTCGGCGACTGGGTAGGTCCCGGCGATCCCAAGGAACTCATTCGCTGGTTCCCCGGTGACGAGCTGCCCGCCTGGGCGGTGCGGCACGTTCGCTCCGGGGGACCAGTCCTTGCGCACAACTGGACGTTCGAGCACTCGATCATCCGCTACCTGTTGTCGCGCGAGTATGGCTGGCCCTTGGTCAAGCCAGGGCAGTGGCTCGACACCGCGCAGATCGCCGCGGTGTTCAGTCTGCCGCGCAGCCTCGAAGCCCTCGGCAAGGTGATCGGTGCCCCGGTCGAGAAGGACATGGTGGGCAACGCGCTGATGCTCAAGCACTGCCGGGTGCGCAAGAGCAAGGCCACCGGTGGCTGGGACTACCCGAAGCCGACGCCCGAGGAGATCAAGCGCATCGGCCTCTACTGCGAGCGCGACGTGGTCTCGATGGTCGGGTGCTACTACAAGCTGCCGCGGCCGACCCGCACCGAGGTGCGCGTCATGCAGGTCGATCGCGAGATCAACGACCGCGGCGTGTTCCTCGACCAGAGCTTCGCTGCCAAGATGCACGTCCTGGTCAAGGCCAGGGCCAAGCAGCTCGACCGCGCCGTGTTCGAGCTGACCGGGGACCTGATCGGTCTCACCGGGGTGCCGGCGCTGAAGCGGTGGCTCGTGCTCATGGGGGTCGAGGTCCCGGTGGTCAAGGAGCGGAAGAAGGGCAAGGTCACCGAGAAGGAGACCCTCGACAAGGCTGCTGTCGGCCGCCTGATCGCCTCGCCCGAGACCCCGACGTTGGTGCGGCAGGTCATGGAGATGCGCCGTGAGAGCGCCAAGACGACGTCCCTGGCCAAGCTGGACCGGGTCCCCCAGATCGTCTCGGCTGACGGGCGCCTCCGGTTCGCCCTGCTCTACGGCGGAGCGCACACCCTGCGCTGGTCGAGCAAGGGGCTCCAGGTCCACAACCTCGCCAAGGTCGACTACACGCTCCCAGGAGAGCCGAAGTCCGCGGGGGTCCAGCGCGCCGCTGACATCCGTGCCGCTGTCCTACGGGGCAGCCTGGACGATCTGGGAGCCATCTGGGCCAACGTCCTCCAGGCCCTGTCCATGCAGCTCCGCTCGGTCCTGGTCGCGGCCCCCGGGAAGGAGCTGATCGGGGCCGACTACTCGGCGATCGAGCCCAGGGTCCTGGCGTGGCTCGCCGGGGAGCTGGGCGTGCTCGACGCGTTCCGCGCCGGCCGCGACGTCTACGTCGAGGACGCGGCGAAGTTCGGCTCCACCGACAGGCAGCTGGGCAAGGTCCGCGTGCTGTCCCTCGGCTACCAGATGGGCGTCGCCAGCCTCGCGGCCCGTGGCGCCGACGCCGGGTTCCACCTCAGCCTGAAGGAGTGGAAGGCGGCGCACACCAACTGGCGCGAGAACAACCCGCGCATCGTGCAGTTCTGGTCCGACCTCGAAGAGGCGTTCGGCACCGCGCTCGACAACCCTGGGACCCACGTCCCGATCGGTGAGCACCTGACGATGATCTGCGGCAAGGAGGTCCTGCGCATCGTGCTGCCGAGCGGGCGGTCGCTGCACTACTGGCGGCCACGTCGTCGGCGCGGGACGCGCACGGTGGAGATCGTGACCAAGGAAGGCGTGCTCGAAGAGCGGGTGATCAAGACCAACGAGCTGGTGTTCTTGAAGGCCGGCGGCGGCGGCATGATGCCCGAGACCACCTACGGCGGGAAGCTCGCCGAGAACATCACCCAGGCGATCTCGCGCGACCTGCTCGCGTCTGGCCAGATCCGGTTCGCCGAGACCTGCTACCCGATCGTGCTGCATGTCCATGACTCGCTGATCGCCGAGGTGGACAAGGGTGCCGGCGACGTCGAGGAGTTCAGCTCCCTCATGGCAGAGAGCCCGGCGTGGGCTCACGGACTGCCCGTCGAGGCAGAAGGATACAGGAGTAGACACTTCCAGGGATGACAGCTATGCTCTCACGTCGAACACGTTGGCGCATCGAACGCGTCATCTTCCCCTGCGTGGCAGCCGCGCTCATCATCCTACTCTTCCTCTTCGCATGACCAAGACCAAGACCCTGACGTTCAAGCAGCTCGTGCACAACGTGCGTGAGGACTGGCGTAAGGAGGGCGAGCCCCCGGTGGAGATCACTGAGCTGGCTCGCCTGTGCCGCGTCAGCCGCGCCTACTTCTACTTCCTGATGGACGGGACCCGCACGCCCAGCGACCACGTCGTCGAGCGCATCGTCACCGTGCTCGAACGTGCGAAGTCCACCGTGACCCGGGCGCTCGCTGCGAGCCGGAAGGCGGTGGGCTGATGGCACACGAGCACCAGGATATTCCCAAACCGCAGCGGCGATCTCGCGACGAGGGGCTCCATACCGCGGCCAAGGTCTTGGCGCGGCAGGAGGAAGTGCTCGGTCCACCACCCCGAGGCCCGGTGCGCGAGACCGGCGCGGCGCACACCATCCTGTCCGAGGCGCACGAGATCGTGAACGGGGACCGACACCAGGACTACGGCAAGCCCGAGGTGAACCATGCGCGCACCGCGCAGATGTGGTCCGACTACCTGGGCATCGTCGTCACGCCGCGACAGGTGTGCATGATGAACATCCTCCAGAAGATCAGCCGCGACGTGCACCGGACGAAGCGCGACAACCTCGTGGACATCGCGGGCTGGGCCGAGAACGCAGAGCGTTGCGATGGCTGAGCTGGACAAGAAGGAAGTGACCCGGCACGCCGTCGGCCGCGCGCTGCTCGACGCGCTGCGCGAGCTGGGCCTCGACGCCCACGCCTTCCTCGTGCAGCCCTTCTCGCCGAAGCAGAAGAGGATCCTGCAACGCTCTCTCAAGATCGCAGCGCGCCGGCACAAGGACTACGGCGACGTGCTCATGCAGCTGCTCGAACAGGACGAGCCCTCGGATGATGACAAGCCCGCACTTCAACGGCCCAGTCTACAGCCCGACGTTTGATCACGCCCGGCTCACGGGGCAGCTCCTTCGGGTGTTCCGCACGATGTCCGACAGCGCGTATCGAACCCTCGGGGAGATCTCGAACTTGACCGGGGACCCGCAGGCATCGGTGAGCGCGCAACTGCGCCACCTTCGCAAGGCTCGCTTCGGCGGGCACACAGTCTACAAACGCCCGCGCGGCAACCGGGAGTGGGGACTGTGGGAGTATCGACTGGTTGTCGCGTATGACCTTGACCGCAGGGTCGAGCAGATGATGAGCTAGCTCCCTCAGCAGGGGACACCCCACAAGGACCGTATCCCGGCGGCAAAACGGGCGCCCCGAGCTAAGCACCCTCGGGGGTCGAGCCAAGAGCCGGGTGTCTCCTGCTGAGTGAGCTAGCGTTCTCGCGCGGCGTCGCGCTGCTTCTTGCTCGTCGCCCCAGTGATCAGCGCACGGTAGTCGTCGAAGGACTCGGGCACACCGACGTCGGTGGCTGCACCAGCGTGCTTGCCGACGGCGCCGCCTGGGAGCCCGGCCGCCATGCCGATCGTGGTCAGGACGTCGCGCACGTGCTTCCCGGTGAAGTTCTTCTCGTCGTCGAACAGAGCCTTGATCGCATCCATCGAGCCCTTGCCCGTGCGTTCGAGCAGCGAGATCGCCGGGGTGCTGGTCATGCGATCGTTCCACGCCTTGTCGTCCATCCAGCCGAAGAACGCGTTGATGCCTGCGCCCGCGATCGGGACCTCGGCCGCGGCGGACCGGAGGTGCCCGATCAGCACTGCCTCGATCAGCAGCTCGTCCATCGCGCTGCCGCTCTCGTCCTCGTCGTCGATGCGACCGCGAGCCCACTGCGCGAATGCCTCGGCCGCGATCATCGGGACTGCGAACCCGAGCAGGTAGGTCTGGAACAGCACGCCTGCCTTCGACGTGAACCCGGCCGCGTTGGCGATGCGCACGAACTGGTCGGCCTGGACATTGGCCATGGTGTTGAACCAGTCAGAGAACTGCGTGAAGAGTTTTCCGAACGGGGTCAGCGCGGTGTAGCCGGCGACGTCGGTCGGGTCGAAGCTCGACTGCGTCATGCGGATCACAGCGTCAGCCCGCTGCGTTGCCTCCTTCACTGCGGCCTCGTCCGAGCGCGTCTTGCTCTGCTCGGCGAGCGACTGCTCGAACGTCGCCGACCAGATCACTGCGTCGATCCAGTTCTGCGTCATCGTCTGCGCGAAGTAGGCGTGCTGCTTCACCCAGGCTTGCGTGGTTGCGAACTTGCTCTTGTTCTGCATCAGCGAGTTGATCTGCTGCACGCTGTCGTAGATCTGGTTCTTCTGCCGGTTCGCCATGAACCCAGGCGAGAAGTCCGCGATGTCCTGGTAGACACCGCGCCGGTTGCCGAGCACCTTGAAGAACGCGGAGAAGATGTATTGCGGTTTGACCCGGAGTGCCGCGGTCATCAGGCCAGAAAACTGCTGCGCGGCATTGACGAGGTTGCCCATCATCATGGTGATGCCGGTGCTCGACCGGACCGCGCGCCAGAAGTTGTCGACGTCGCGGTTCATGCCCGCCTTCGTCGCCGACTGACTCGCGACGCGTTGCAGCCACGGCAGCACAATCTGGTTCCATGCACCGGGGCTCGTGCGAGCGAACGCATCCTGCACGAGCTTGTGCTTGCCGACGCGCTGCACCTCGTTGATCACGGGCTGAAGGTGCGCGAACCGCAGCACGTCGTCGATGTGTGACGGCAGCAGATCGATGTCGAGGTTGAGCGGCTCGGCGAAGTTGTCGTTGCGCTCCATCGCGAAGCCGCGCCCGGTGGTGGCGAACTGACTGCGGAAGTCCTGCTCCAGTTCCTTGAGGTCGAGGATGCGACCGGCGGAGCGCGCCTTCCGGTCGAGCTTGGCCGGGATGTATCCGCCGCGGTAGTTCTCCACCGTCCCGTCCTTGAACCGGACAGCGAACTCGGTGGCCTCGATCTCCTTGAACCGGAAGCCGAAGAGCTTCTTGTGCGCAGCCTGCGCGAGCGGCTTCAGCTCCTCGTTGAGATCCCAGACCTGCTGCACGAACGCCATCACCTCGGGGGTGATGTAGCCCTCCTCGACCATGCGCTGGCGGAACGCATCCCACGCAGCGGTGTCGAGGATCTGGGTCTCCTTGTCGAAGGTGCCCCACTTGTTGCCGACGATCAGCTTGCGCAGGTTGCTGCGGTTGCCGCTGTGCAGCAGCGCACCGATCAGCTCAGCGTGCCCGAAGCCGCCCTTGCCACGACCGAACACGTGGATCACGTTCCCGTTCAGGTCGTGCATCTCGATCTTGCCGGTGCGCAGACCTGGGCGCAGCTTCTTCACCATGGCCGCGAGACGGTTGGTGTATTTCGTGCGGTCGACCTGGAAGCGGTCGACGGCGGCGCGGATCGGCCGCCAGAAGTAACGCGTGAATACGCCACCGTCCTTCGCTCTGTCCTTGCGGAAGAACCAGTGCTCGGGTCTCGCGGCGAGCGCCTTCAGTCCGCGCCACCTGTCGCCCACGCGCTCGCCGAACGTCAGCGAGCCCGGCTCCTCGGTGACCTTGACCTCGGGGTTCTCGAAGTCGGCGACCGCGACCGTCTGCGCCACGTCGTCGAGTTCTTCCTTCACGTCGTTCAGCTCGACCTTGCGCTCCTCGCGCGAGAGCTGCCACAGCGCGGTGACCGTCTCGGTCACTTCGCGGAACTCGTCGACCGTGAGATCCTGCCACGACTTCTCCGGCTGACCAACGCGTCGCGGCGTCTCGTTCTGCCAGCTGTCGATCCGTTGCAGGATCGGCACCAGCTTCTCGTAGAGCGCCGGGTTGTAGTCCTTGAGCTGCTCGATGAAGTTGTCTGCGCCAACGGTGTCGCCACCGGGGGCGAGGCCGAGCCGCGCCAGCAACGAGCGACCGACTGCGATGTAGTCGACGTCGCGAGTCTTGCCGAGCTTCTTGTCCGCCTGGAACAGCTTCTTGAACAGCTTCCGTGCGCGCACGATCTCGTCGCGTGCGGCGACCGCTTCGCGCACGAGCTGCCCTTCGAGCAGCTCACGTCGCTTGTGATACGAGGCGAGCGTGGTGTCGCCAGCGAGCATCGCCTTCTCCGCGGCGCGACGCTCGCGCACCTCGGCGGCAGAGTGGAGGTGTGGCCGCAGGGCGGAGACCTTCTTGGCCGCGATAGCCTCCCGAGCGTGCGTGCGCGCAGCGCGGATCATCACGCGCAACGGGGTCGTGATCTTCGCCAGGAACTTCAGCTCCGCGCCGACGACCTTCGCCCGGTGCTCGTTGTGCAGCACCTCCTCGACACGCCGCGCGACCGTGTCCTCGTCGAGCAGGTCCGCGTGCTCGGCGAGCATCCGCGCATCCGCTGCATCCTGCACTGCTTCATCGAGTGGCGTGTGGTTCGCCAGATCAAACACCAGGGCGCCCCCGGTGTTGTAGTCGAACATCTCGGCGGCGAGGTCCGGCGGCATCCCCTTCGGGTGCGTCAGCCCGGACATATGCGTGGTCACGCTCTCGCCGTCCATCAGCAGATCCTTGACCATCTGCGTGTCGAGCTTGTGCGGTGCACCCTGGTCCGCGGCGCTCGCGCCCAACGCTTCGCCGATGTCGGCCGCGGTGACCGGGGTCGCGAAGGTCCCGTCCTGCCGGACCTGCTCGCCGGTGCGCAGCCACCGTAGTGCGCGATACACCGGCTGCCGTTCGAGCTTGGCGCGCTCCTCTCCCTCGATCTCCTTGCGGAGCTTGCGCGTGCTCTTCTGAATCTCCTTGATCAGCCGGCTCTTCGCGTTGCCGAGCCAGCGCATTGCGCGCAAGCTGGCGCGCGTGAGCTTCAGGATCGCATCCTCGGTGGATGCCCGGTTGTCCTTCTGATACTCGGCCCAGGCTTCGTCCGACCACTCCGGCGGCTTCTCAGCGAACATGGCGGCCATGCCGCGCTCGGTCTGCGCAGCGAGGATCGCGTCCTCGGATGCGAGCATCCGATCGTAGACCTGGGTGACCTCGCGCGTCAGCGCCGGCAGCGGCTTGCCGAACTCAGACTCATACTGCGCCGCGACGACCTCGCGCACGTAGCGGTAGGCGTGACGGAACCAACGCGAGAAGACCTGGAAGATCGACTCCAGCTCGACGCTCGGAGCCTTGCCCTCGTGCAGGTAGATCTCGAAGTTGCTGGCGAAGGACTCCCAGTGTGGACGCTGCTCTTCGATCGACATCGCGTTCCAGTTCGCGAGCTGCTCTTGCACCGTCGCGCCCTCGATGCCGAACCACGTCAGCAGAGTGGCGGCCTGCTGCAATACAGAATCCGCGGCCCCATCCGCAGTCGCGCGTTGCAGCAGGACAGCCATGAAGTGGTGCGACATCTCGTGCAGCAGCGTCGTCGCGTCGTGCTCTTCGTTGAGCCACGCGACCCCCGGCGTGTATTCGCCGCGGGGTGCGTCCGGCGTGCCGGAGCGCAGCGACTCTGCCTTCTGCCGCTTCACCGCGGTGCCGTAGCTGACGGGCTTGCCGCCTTCGGTCCCGTGGTAGGAGTCGAAGTATTCGTGATCGACGACGTAGAACACGACGTCGGGCTCGCCCTTGTTGTGCTTGTTGAAGTAGTTCTTGTCCCAGCCGGGCGGAGCTTCCTTGTCGCTCCACTTCGCCCGAGCGATGACCTTGAACCCGTGCCCGGCGTAAAGCTCGGAGAGCCCGATGTCGAACGCGTCAGCGTGCGTGGCGCCGGCAGCGACAGCTGCGTCGACCATCGGTCGCGCCATCCCCTCGGCGGAGAACACCGAGACCATGTCGCCGTCGGCCTTCACCGCGACGCCGCTCTTCCCCGAGGCGGAGAGCATGAGGGTCATGCCCGCATACTCCTCGGGCTGGTAGACGAAGACCGAGGCCCCGTGCTTCTTCTTCGCGAGCTTGAACTGGGTGATGGCTTCCGCGAAGCGCAGCGCCGACCCCTCGTCCGTCGGGTCCAGCTCGTAGAGCGGCTCGCTCGTGTTGATCCCCGCGTCCTTGTAGCGGTTCGCGAGGACCCTCCCCAACTTCCACTCGGCGGCCACTCGGACGCCGAGCCTCTTCTTCAGAACCCCGCGTCCTCCGCTCTTTGCAAGGCTTCTTCTCTCGACAGCCCAGGATGGTTGCGAACCATCGAGCCGAGCACGTCTTCCTGTTCCCGCTGCGGCATGGCCGGCGACAACTCGGAGTTCGCGAGGGCTGAATCCAGGGCCCGCTTGCTTGGCGGCTTGCGCTTGGCCAGTTCCTGATCGTGTTGTTCTTGTGCGTCCAGCATTCTTCTTCTCGCGTTGTAGTGCGTTCTTGATCTTGCGGTCAGTGACCCCCGTGGCAGCAGCCGCCTTGCTAGCGGCGACGGCGTAATCGGGAGCCGACTCATCATCATACCCCGCGACGTCGGTGTCTACAAGAGTCTCCTCCTTCGCGGACTCGTAGACCCGGCGCTCGGCATACCAGAGCACCGCTTGCAGGTCCGCCATCGTGAGGTCCCGCAGCTTCGGGTCCTGCTGCAACTGAGCGAGGATCCGCTGGAACACCTTGCGGATGAACATCCGCTCCGATGGGCCGTGTGGTGCTTCCTTCTGTGCATCGAGGGTCTTGGTCAGGTTGTTCGCCGCGAGCCGCAGCTCGTTGACCTCAGGGCCCAGCGCAAGGATCGCCTCGCGCAGCGCCTTCTTCGTGGTCGCCTTCGTGATCTCGGCAGCGATCTCTTCGACCGTTGCCTCCTCGAACTTGACCGTCGACTTGTAGGTGACCTTGTGCTTCTTGGCGCCGCGGCCCTCCGTCGACTCCACTTCGAGACCCTCGACCGCGGCCTTGGTCTCTGGGCTCAGCTTCGTGAGCGCGGACTCGAAGCGGGTAGTCTGCTTGGCGACGAGGTCGGGGCGCTCGACCAGGAGCGTGCCAGTCCATCGACCCCACGACCGGACGAGCCAGCGATCCATCGTCAGCTGGTCGAACATCCCGTAGAGGTTGGCGAAGAACCCGTTGCCGATCTTCGGCCCGAGCACCGACGCGCCGAGCACCTCGGTGGTGGCGAACTCGCCGCTGACTTCCATCCCGGTGGTGTTGGCGAACACCGACGCCTTGCCCATGCTGAGCATCAGCTTGCGCATCTGCTCCAGGCCGAACTTCTTCTTCAGCGTGTTGAACGCGGCCAGGGTGTCGTTGATCGCGCTGGACGCGTTGCCGATGCCGACGTTGTTCGGCATCACCCCGGTGGCCTTGTAGGCGCGGTATGCCTCGTCGGCCAGCTCGAAGTTCTGACTGACCTTGAGGCCGTTGCTCGTGACCGCGAGCGCATAGGTGAACGCGAAGCGCGCGTCCTCGTCCTTCATGATCTCGGGGTGAACGAGTGCCATCACCGCGAGCGCCTGCCGCGTCTTCAGGTCATACCAACCGACAGCGTTGGGGTTCTGCTTCAGCGCGAACAGCGCGTCGTTGAGACCGACCCGGGTGAGGTAGTCCTCGACCTCCTGCGACTCGACGACCTGCTTGGTCGGGCTCGTTCCCTTCTTACCCTCGACCATGCGCGTCAGCTCGACGCCCGCCTCTGCCCTGGCCGCTTCGGTGCGCTCTTGCAACGCGACCTTCAGGTCACGCACGCGGCCCCACTTCTTCGACGCGCCGAGTTCGTTCGCGGTCTCGATCTTCGTCACTGCCTCCAGTGACTCGGTCGCGCTGCTCTGGCCGCTCTGGCGCAGCACGTCCGGGTTGCTCGGGTCGAAGGTCCCCTTGTTGTAGACCGACTTGATCTGACCAGGGGAGAAGACGATGTAGCTGTCCTCACCGCTGCCCTCGAAGTCGTTGCGGTAGACGATGCTGTCGTGGCCCTGGGCCTTGGCTTCCGCGATCGCTTCCTTCCAGCCGGCGGCGTTGACTTGGTCCGTCATCCGCTTCGGGTTCTTGGCCTGGATGTGCACCTCGGAAGTCACACCCCTGTCTTCGAGTTCCTCAAGCGTCGAGCTATCGACGGCACTGGCCGCGATGTTGGCCGCGTTCTGCTTGGCTTCATCCGCGGTGGCGAAACCTCTGTCGTCGATGTCGTAGGAGTCGTAGTCGCCGCCCGTCCAGAACCAGCGCAGCTCTCCCTCGTTGTTCTCCTCTTGCGTGATCTTGAGCCCGGAGATCTCGTCGTCCATCGCCTTGCCGATGACCCGGTCGCGCGCGGCGTTCCTCGATCCGAAGTGGAACCCCGCACCGTTGACGACCGGCACGGAGTCAACACTCTCGTCGAAGGTGCCGAAGTGAAACAGCGACTGCTTGACCGAGCTGCTCTCGATGAACGTGCCGAACTCTGGCGTGTCAGTCTTGCGGCGCCCGTCGCTCTGGAACAGGGACGACTGTTCGAGTCCGCCCTGCTGCCGGTTCAACTCGACGCGGACCATGTGCTTCTCGTGGAACTCGCGCGGTGTGACGTTGTCTTCTGCGGCGCCGACCTCGACCCAGTGCTGGTAGAACTGGGCGACCATGTCCGCTTCCCGCGGTGTGTAGCGCGGGCTCTTCCGCACGTAGGCCAGATACTCAGCCTTCGCCGCGGCGGCCTGCTCGTCCCAGTCAGCGACCTTGGACGAAGCCTCGGCGACCTTCTTCATCGCCGCTTCGCTGTTCTTGGTCTGCTCACTGAGCCACGCGTCAGCCTGCTCCAGGCTGTAGCCCTGCTCGGTGAGACGCAGCTTCTTCTGGAGCGCAGCATACAACGCGGGGCTCGGCGCGATATGCGCGGCGAACTCGCCCATCGTCATGACCACGTCGCCGCCGGTGCGCTCGGCCTCGGCGAGCTGCTTCGCTACGTCAGGCAGCGACTGCGCGAGCTGCTCGCGTGTCACGCCCGACTGCTTCAACGCCTCCGCCATGTCGGGGCCTTCGACGAAGACGTTCTCTGCGCCGGTGCCTTCCGATGCCGCGTCCACCACATCGGCCATGACGTCCGGCGCTTCACCCGCGAGCGAGGTTCCCTCGACCGCGGCGCGGATGTTCTCGAAGTGCTGAGCCCCGAGCTTCGCGCGCTTCGCATACTGGAGGTCCGCACCGTAGTGCATCATCGGGCCGAGCGGCGCAATGAACGCCATGCCCTTCGCGACCTTGCCCATCACCGAGAGCGCGCGGTCGAAGATGTCCGACGCCGAGTCTTGCAGCTCGGGGTAGTTGGCGGCGACGAAGGCCCAGTTCGCGGCGATGCCGCCGAGCACTTCTTGCACACCTTCCTGCCCGATCTCCGCGCCGTAGCCGAGCACCGTCTCCTTGGCGAACGTCCCCGCGGCGCGAGCCTTCGTCGCTCTTGGGATGCCGCGAGCGAAGACCTTCGGTGCAGCCAAACGCGCGGCCTTGAACACAGGCTTGGCAACGATACCGCCGGCAAGGGTCTCGATCGCAGCAGACGCGAGCGCGTAGCCTCCGCCGAACTGGATCGCCAACTCGCGTGCGCGCTCGTGCGCGATCACGTCGTCGATCCCCTCGGACTTCATCTTCTCACGCAGTCGCGTGTAGATCTCATTGAACTGGTGGCCGAACTCGACCATCGCGGTGTGCGCGAAGTAGACCGAGCCAGAAGCAATCGTGCCGACCGTCGGCGCAGAGATGATCGCGCCCGGGCCAGAGACAGCACCGGCGACCGCGCTGGCTGCCAGCCCGGTGCCGATCGCCGCCGCCGCTGGCTTCCAGATCTGCCCCACGAGCTTCGCTGCTTCGTCGAGCCACCCTTCCTCCAGAGCAGCCATCTGCTGGACCGTGTCGATCTCGGCGAGCCGGTCGCGCTCTGCCGGCGACAGGTCATACCACGCGCTCTTCGCGTGGAGCATGCCCGCCTCGTTCATCGTCTCGCCTGCCTCGACGTTGCGCGTCCACCAATCGGTGGAGTCCGAGACGAGCTTCAGATTGAGCGCGTCGTCGCGAATCATGCGCGTCGTCGGCAGGTTGCTCATCAGCCGGTGAAGGCTGGGGTTCACGCGTGCGAGGTGCAGCAGCGCCTGCTCGGTGCTGAGGTCCTCGGTGGTCTTCTGCTGCGATACGAGCCCCTCCTCGGGCGGACCATACACCGCGGAGTGCACCGACATCCGCATGGTCTGCTCGCGCTCAGCTTGCAGGTCGCGGAAGCGACGTTCCACGATCGCGTCGAGGTGGTTCTGTGGAGCGACCGGCGGACCCTGCTGGCCCTGCGGTTCCTGAGTAAAGAGCGGCGCTGTGAACTGTCCCATGGGTTACCTGAACACGGGGTGGCTCTCGATACCGGTATCGGGTGGAGCCTTCGTCGGGGGCACCCACTTCAGGATGTCGTCGCGGACTTCCTCGTCGGTCAAGTAGAACTCTTTCCACTCGGCGCTGCGTGCGAAGATGCGATTCACTGCTTCCTCGTGAGCCCACTTGATCGGGGCCTCCTCCCACTCGGGCATTGGTGCAAACCGCTGGCTGAGCACCTGCCAGCGTGCGGCTTCGCGTCGCTGGTTCTCTTCAAAGGACAGCTCGTCGCTTTGGGCCGGCATCAGGTTGAGCTGGAGGCGGATGCGTTCGTTCCGGTGGTGTGCGACGTTCTCGCGCATCACTGCTTGCAGCTCCTTGTGATACGCGGCGCGCATCCACTCGGTGCCGCGACCGCGGCGATCGCTCTCGTCGTCCATGCGGAACGTGTTCTCGATCTCGGCCATGTGCCCGGCGTGCACGTTGCCGCCAGCGACCAACTGATCACCGAGCTTGATGAACCCCCGCGGCTTGTCGGGCGTGTCCTCCCGCAGCTTGTCCACGAGATACTTCACCGCGCGGCTGCGTGTGGTGTCCCCGCCCTTCATCACTGCCTGCAAGTCGTATTGCGTGACCGTTCCGTCGCGCAGGCGAGAGAACAGCGGGTTGTCGCGGTCAGCTGCGCGGTCGGCCCCGATGAAGGACAGCGGTTGCGCACCCACTCTGTTCTCTGCGTCCTCGCGCGAGAGGTAGACGGGATTGGCTGCGAGCTGCCGTCCGGCCTCGCGCCAGATGAAGTCGTTCGCCTCGGTCACCTTCAGCTCCGCCATCAACGAGCGCACCTTGGCGCGCATCGCGTTGCCCCAACGCGCCAGCTTTGCGGTCGGGATTGCGTCCCACTCCTTGTCGGGGATCCCCGCTGCGGAGGCGTAGGTCTCCATGATGAGCTGGCCCTCGTCGAGGCTGACGTCACGCTTGGCACCGGCGACCTTGGCCGCGGCCTTCGCCTGCTCGCCCTTGGTGTTCGCCCAGCGCGCGACCATGCTTGTCGCATACTCGTGCGACATGGTCTCGATGAAGTTGTCGTAGACCTCTTCCTCCGAGTCGAAGTCACGCACCAGATCGGGGCCCAGGTTGACCGCGAGCTGCCGCCACCCGGCGTCGGACATCTCGTGTTGGTTGCCAGCCTTGATCCACCGGTTGAGCTTCTGCTCCTGCCCGGTCGTTTCGAGCGCCTCTTCCTGCTCGGGAGTCAACGTGCCGTCGGCCTGCAACACCCCGGTGACTTCGTTCCAGATCTCGGTGCGTGACTTGGCTCGGAGAGTGTCATCGACTCTGGCGCGCTTCACCGCCATGTCGAACGCTTCGAGACCGATCTCGGTCGTCCACTGCTTCGACTTGACCCCGGCGTCGATCGCGTTGAGCTGGTCACGCAGCTCGGGGTGCTTCGTGCGCATGTCCATCGTGAGCGCGTTCGCCCGGTGCTTGGTGCTCGCGAGACGAATGCGCTCGGCGAGCGCCGACGACTGCGCGCGGGACAGCTTGCCCTCGCCCAGGAACTTCTTGCGCTCTTCCTCAGCCTTGACCGGGTCCTGCTTGGCGATCCTCGCGACGACGGCACCATAGACCTTGTCCATCGCGTCCTGCTTCTTCTTCTCCGCCTCCTTGGGGTGTCGACCTTGCAGACCGAACAGCGTGTCGGCTGCACCGTCGGTGCCGAACAGCTCGTCGTGTCGCTTCTCGAACTCGCCGTCCCCACCGGTGAAGTAGTCCTCGACCATGTCGACGCTGAGCGTG